ATCTTCAAGCTATCACGAATCAACAACTTCAAAGGCCCCTATTACATGTCGAGAGCTTTGTCAGCCTTTTCCCGTGATGTCTGTCTTGTACCATCCGCTCTTGACGCTGTTGCAAAACATTTCGCAGCCGAGCAGGGCGAACTTAAACATCACGTCGTGCCCGTCCACGTTGTCAACACTCTCGTTGCATACGCATCTCGTCAAGACGACGCCTCTTACCAATATAAAGAGTTGGCCACTGTCGCATCGGGCATGCTGCGGACACTTAAGATTGGCTCCATTGTTTACGCCAACAAGTGGGACGTCGATTCATCTTCTTTTAACGATGTCGTCGTCAGCGTGTTTATTATCGGTGCGATTAAACGACTGGAACGCACTCAAACAATTTCAGAGATATTTGGACACATTAAAAAATACTCGAATAATGAAGGAATCTCTTATGGCGTTCGAAGTATTTTTTACAAGATACAGAATTGGTTGGCCGAATGTGGAAAAGACACAAAATTTGACTCTACGCAGCATAACGACCGTGAGACCAGATTATGGCGGTACGATATCGTACATCTCAAAGACAAGCCTTACACAAAACATTGTGTGCTTAAATCAAAACACTTATTACATCTTCCAAAGGTCTTTAGAGATGAATTATTTGATTCATCTGAGTGCAGCGAATCTTTGGCAGACGAAGTTCAAGAATTACGCGACTTTCAATCAAGGACATCAAATAGGCAATCTTTTCGGCGAACTTCTAACGCCTCACCAGCTTCCTCTTCATTATTGGACGAACAAAATGATGCGGAAAATGATTCGACCGCTGATGAACAAATACAATTTGGAGATATACCAACCCGACTATATAGAAGAACCGTTGATGAACTCCAACCAAGCGATAATTTACGTCCAAATAATGATCGCGCACCTACAAATTTTGCCTATCTGCGGGAGCATCGCGTTTTGGCAGAACTTCAACATTCTCAACGACATATGCTTTTACATGAAGATGACGCCGCATCAGTACCTAACGGCTGTTGCCACGCAGACTCGAAAGAGATTGAAGGATCCAAGAATGTACCCAAAAATAACGCTGAACAATATAATCGACGGGATGATAGAGGATCTGAATTATCATGTGATGCCGGCCCACGAAATTCCGGCGATGACTGCGACGCAGCAAATCCGCATGCTCGAGGCACCGCTTCTGATATTGGACTTTTAATTAATGATGATACGGAAGAAATTGACCTTACGACTCCTCAACTTCATAAACAATATCTTAATTACCTCAATTCTTTTCCTCCGTCACTTAAATTTATTGAAGGTATGTGCCTTCTTCAGTCATCATATGAATCAATTAAAAGTTTGCTGAAAACACCTATGAACATACAACAATTCATCTTGACTTTACATGAAGCATCTTATCACCACGTCATGAAGAAACAAATTAATAATGGTAGTTGCTCTTGTAATCTTAGAACTATATACTCTTATTTTAATCGTGGTGAATGGCAAAATTCTACATGTTCGTGCCTACCTGCTATCATTGCTTCCGGATTCAATTTAAATATAACTATTGAAGATGGTGATTCACAACATATTTACAATAAGAATGGCAAATACCCGATCCACTTAAGGCTCAAATACCATCATTTTGTCGTTGAAGGTGGTGCTCCCTCTATCATCAAATTCAGATCACTTTGTGAATATTTGCGAGAACTTTCTATTCTCGATAATGGTACTTCACTTTTTGAAGTCAGTGCTGCTCCTGGAGTTTTGGCCCAGATTGCAGCACCTTATGTTCACGAATTCACCTTTGGACATTACGTTAATGGGCTGCCTTTATCTAAGAATTTGGAAATTATTGATGAAAAGCATATCCGAATTAATGAAGTTTGTGCCCACTATGTGCCTTATTCAACATCAGACTATTTAACTAAGCACAAAGGGCAATATGACTTAGTTATCAGCGACACTGCAGCACCATGCTACACGGAAACTTTACTGAATAAAATCATACCGTCTATTAATCATAACGTCAAATTGGGCGGCAGTTTGGTCATCAAAGCGTATCAAAACATGAAGGTTATCACTGATATAGCGGCTTATTACGACTCTTTCGATTGCTGGAAGAGCCCAACGTGCGAGGAAGGCCATGAGGAACGTTATTACATTTTGCGAGGCCGTCGTGATAAAATTCTTCACGACAGAGCTGTCACTTTCGGGAAATTCATGCAAAAGGAGACTGCCACTTTGATCAGGTATGAACACGCTAAATGTGTCGAATTCCATAATTCGTTTTGGTCCAACATGGAAGATTTCGATATTGAGAAACCTGAGATGAAGAAAATGACCACTCGATTATTTCAAATCTCATGTATTACGGGATATGCTTCCGCTAGTAAAACATTTGACGCTATGGCCAAGTACAAGCAAGATAACCCGTTGGTCATCACACCAACAAGGCAGTTAATGAAAGAAATTAGGGAAAAATATAAGGTGCAAGCGTACACCCAGCATATCGCCTTTAAATACGTGCCCAACGCTAAAATTATTCTAATTGACGAAATCAGTTTATTTCCAGTAGAATATCTCATGATGGTGCATAATGTTAATCCTGCAGCAAAAATTGTCATCATGGGTGATGTCTATCAAATACCTTACATAGACTTTAATAGTGGCAAAACGTGGAGCCACATTACATCCATTGGCGTTGAAAACAACTCAAATGTTGTTTATAAGATTCCCAAGGATATTTGCACAATTTTAAATAAAGCTTATGGCTTCAATATTGTTACCAAATCTGAAGTCAACAATTCCATTTATAAAGCACACATTGATAAACTTAAAAATTTCCCAATTATAGTCTTTAACAATGACAGCGCTGCCAATTTGCGCAATTTAGGTTATAACGCCAACACCATTACTTGCTATCAAGGAAGTCGTGAAGACACTGTCGTCTTCTATGTTGATGGCGCTTCCATAGGATCACAACTTACCCAAAGGACTGAATGGGTCTATACTGCTCTAACTCGAGCTAGGAACACTTTAGTTCTTAGTGGAGATACCGAATACATCAGCAAACACTTCCAAATTGATGGCACTATGATCAAGACCTATGAAGTTTTCAGTAATGCGTCCGTCGTCACTGACGTTATCGCTAAGAAAGTCACTGAGATGGAAACGGAAGATCGAAATCCGAAATTTATTGCCCGTGCTCTCGAGGCCACTCGAACTGATAATCCATCTAAGAATGCCGTTTTAGACATACTTCATAATGCCTATAATTCGGGGCAGACGGAAAATAATGGCGTGCAACATCCTCTTCCGCAGATCGAACAAGGTATACTTTCTTTTCTACCAGAACATGTTCAATCCGTCGCACAGAATATCAATGGCTACGTCATGGATGAAAGACCTGTTAATGTCGTGCAACAATCTTCTAAAGATCAATATTTTACTGTGCGCACGGCCATAGGTAGATATGCCCGAAAAACTAATAAATTAAGTGCCAAAAATAGCAATATCCAATTGCATCAATTGTTGTCTGGACTTTGCTATGCCATATACGGTGACAAGAATAAAGTTCAACAACTGAATAGAGATATGTACATTGGGCCTGATGAACTGCGTGCTTCATACAGGGATTACATTATTTCTCTTCAAGAGAAAATAAATGCGAATTCTTCCATAATCGACCAAATTAGTAAAGAAATGAACTTCTACGACGAATATTTGGACTTCATTGCGAAACAACAACTTAAATTCAATCCAAAAGATGATTTTTCAGATACAGACAAATATGGACAGGGCGTTGCGGCTATGAGTAAAAGAATTAATCTAATACTCTGCGCCTGGGCGCGCGCTATGCACATACGATTTGCACGCTTGCTCCGCGACAATAAATCTAAAACCCACATATTTACGTTCGGTAGTGATGAAGATACTCGCGACATTTTTAATGCATTGCTGTCTAATACAGCGGGTAAAGGGTTCTCCTTTTTCGACAATGATTATGGGGAATGGGACATTTGTTTCATTAAAGCTATGCAACTTCTATCACATTGGATGATGGATTCTGCGGGAGTGCCTCAATTTATCAATGAATATTTCCTTGCCTATAGAAGCCATTGGAAAATGTTCGTCATGTCAAGCAAAATATCGCTACAAGGTGAACTTAAACAATTTTCAGGCAACCCACTCACTATTCTTGAAAATACATGGGCCAATATTGCACTTACTAATTTTGTTTTTAAATTTAAAGACCATCAATTCGGCGGTTATAAAGGCGATGACTCTAGCAATTGTTGCACCAGCAGCGAGATGACCGCTGAAGGTAGGAAGTTTCTTTTGATGAGCAAACATAAACTTAAATGTTCCAATTCTAAGGTTGGTGAATTTGCCAGTTTCATCTTAACCGATGCATATGCCGGTCCTGACTTATACCGTAGGACCGCGAAGTTTGTTGGCAATATGTATCGCAATCAAAAACATTTTGATGAAGCCAAAATTGCGCTTAAATCTACCACAGATTTAATAGCCAATGAAACTGAATTGAATAACTTAGCGCTTGCAACTTCTATACATTATGGTAACAGGATCAATCCAGAGGAAGTTAAAATTCTGTTTTCTTTTCTTAAGAACACCGTCCCGAAAATGATGTTTCAAGAACTTAAATACGTTCAAAGGAAACCCGTGGTTTTGGATGACGACACCTCTACTTTTGTCGCCTAGTTACTTTGATTTTAATACATGCTTTTATTTCGTATTTGTTTAATTTGTTTAATTTATTACATTATTATTATTTCTTTGTTTTAAAATGGCTTCTTTAATTACGGATTCTAACGCCAATGAGAATAACGCTGTCGCTCGTATAGGCAATGTCATCGTTGCAGCTCAAACTCAAGCCGGTTCTGATTATGTTAAGAAGGTCACTCACCCACCTACAGTGTTACCTTCCGGCTATTCAGGCCGTCCTGATGCGTCTCAGCCCAATTTCGTTCCACTTGAAACTAAGGCTGAATTCAACGTGCCTTTAACCGCATTGGTACCAGCTTCTGCCACTACTGTCAATCCAATGACGTTTGATAAAATTTTGTTCGTTCAAACTGGGGGTAGTTTTAATCATACGTATGTCTTTTATTATTATGCAGGTGGTTGGGTTCAAATGGCTAACCAAGCCGCCGTCGCCGGAACTTACCCCGCCATTTCTGGCAATGTCGTTGCTGTCCCAAACGTCGGTTACAACTTCAACAATTTTAAGGCCGATGTTGACGTTTTCAGAACTGGGTACAAAAGCACCACTTTCTACCTTAATGCTACGGATTTTAGTAACCAAGGCACTCGAACGACTGCCAAGTTTAAACCGAATATTAAAAGAACACGGTTTGCTGATCTCCTGGCTACAATGAATGAAAATGACCAAAAGAAGGCCATTAAAGTGTTGAATACTTGCCTCCTGAATAAAACACCTGTTGA